GAATCAGAGTGTAGTGGTGATTGGTCTTCAGGGATGATAGATGTAATTGTTGTGTATTCTCTACCGTTACCCGCCTTAGTTAGGTTAAGATTAAGAATCAAATCCCTTCCTTTCTGTGGGTCGGTAATATCACCTTTATTTCTGAAAAGAGGTGCAATTTTATCCAAAACACCTTCACTTTTAGTGTTTCTTTTAAATCTCCAAAATTTAACACCATCTTGTTCTCTATCTCTATCAATAACTTTTACGATATAGAACATTTTAGATTTATACTGACGAGCTAAAATAGCATCTTGTTCGTCACCTGTCATTTTTAATCCTTCATGTACTTCGTTCAATGGTGAACGTTTACCTTCTTGATTTGGGTCATACAGTTTAACCCAATTACCATCAACCTGTACCTCGTGGAAATACACGGGAACAAATGGGCTACTACCATCTTTCATAGGTAGGATTCTAATTCTTCTTTCACCACTTCTTTCACCTTTTGGTAGGAGTGTGGTAAAATACTTCTTCATTCTATCCTCTTGGGATACCTTGTTTGTGTTGCCGCTTGCGACCTGTTTGTCTTTTTCGTACTGTGCCAGTACTGACTCTGTTGTTGACATCATATGTTTGTTTTTTAAAAGTTAGAAAATGTTTCTATGTAAAGTATAGACAAAAAAAGTCAGATTACAAAATCTGACTCTCTTTTTTTTTAAAATTGTTTTGGGAAGGGGTTACTCAAGAGTTAAAAGATACAGTAATTTATTCAATAAACCAAGCATCTCATCTCTTAAATTTAACAAATCAGTGTCTAATCTATCATCTAAGTCATCTGAGAACTCAACAAGAGCTTCAGTACAAACTTTGACCATGTCAACGGGATTGACCTCTGAAAGGTTTACTAACTGAATAGTATTTGTATCCTCTTCAAGTGTAAATCTACCATATTTACCCATGGCAACCTCAACAAATTCGTCAATAAGGTCTGATAAACCATCATAGGTTTTACCAAAAGCGTCGTGCCTGGCAATACCTTTTGTTTGCCAATGGTTTATTTTCATTTGTAATTGTAAACCTAATAAGAAGTTTACTTTAGAACTTAAATTCATCTTCCTCTGTTTCTGCGTTAAAACTATCTTTTATTGTGTCGTTTGAATAATCTTCAATATCTTGCTTGGTGAGGACGTATTCGTTTTTACCTGTTTGTTGCATCTCACCTTGTTTTTGAGCAAAAAACTCTTGGGGATTTAGATTGAAAGGGTATGAATCCAAAGAACGTAACTCCAACTTTTCTTGTGGTGATTTTTCTTTCATGGTTTCAACCTTGCTACCTAATTCATCAATTTTGTTCATTACCGCATCCATCTGAGATAATTTTTGTTCCAAATCTGTCAGTTTAGTAAATACTGTTTCCATTTTACCAACAACATCATTGTTATTAGATTTGCTATCATCCAAATCCTTTTTAATTGATTTAGTCATATTAACTAAATCTGTGATATCGATTTCTTCGGTATCTTCCACGGGTGCTGCCGGTGCTGGTGGGACTTCAGCGGGCATCGGTGCTGCTGGGTCCATAGGTGGTACATCACCAGGTGGTGGGGGTGGTACATCTCCAACAGGAGGTGGTACTTCACCTTGTTCCATTAAGGTTTTTGCATATTTGTTAATCGCGTTGTATCTCGCGAGTTCTTCCATAAGTGATTTTTCTAATTTTTTCATAGTTAGTCTTGTAAAAGTTGTCTACCGTCTTCGGTTATAAATTTTTTGTTTATTCTTTCTACTATACCATCCTTAGACCTGATAACATAACATTCACCGGTTTGAAGGTCGCATTCTTCTGTTTCCATTCCGTCTTTTGAAACGGATTTTACTTGTTTTGGATTTTTCATGTAGTTATCCAAAGTATTATTCAATTTTTCGTTGTTCATGGTATTTTCTTTAATAAATATCTAAAAAAGTGGAAAACTTAAAAATTAATCCATTTTAAAGTATACAACGTCTCCATCGTATAGTCCTAATTCGGACATAAGTTTCGGTGACATACCCATACCAATCTCGGTAGACTTCGGTCCTCTACTAATTGGACCTTCAACCACTATTGAACCAACAGTTTTGTCTAATTGGTAATTAGGATTTACTGTTAATTGAGTATTGTTTTTAGGGTTCTTAAATGTTGTTTTAGCAGTTTTTATAACATCATTAGTAATGGTTCTTGACAATTGAAAATCCACATTATAGAATTTATAACTTGAATCCTTAACGTCAGACCATGTAATTCCGTTTGTGAGATTAAATCCTTGTGCGTCATCTATTGGGTATTTTTCTCCACCCATTTTATATACAATAGTTCTAAACCATTCCTCATTACCGTTTCTAACTTTTTGTATTAGACGAGTTTCATTATATCCATTATATGGTACACCAAATCTGTTAATACCAACTTCTTGAATAACCGTTTCACCCTGTATATTTTTACCTTGTCTGTCCGTAACATATGGTATTCCTTGGTATATAACTTCTTGGTCGGTGTCGGTATCGTTAGCGGCTCTCTGTTTGATTTTAGCAATAGCTTTTGCTTGAATTTTATCAAATAGAATTCGATAACTTGCAACAAATGAGTCTTTAGGGTCAGGTAATGAAGTATATGGTATTCGTGTTCCTGAAAAACTTGTTGAGATGTTATTACCCTTGATTTGATGAGAAACCTCAGTAATCCAATATGAACCCCTAAACATAGGTATGTTTTTTAAGTAAAAGAACATTGTTGGTTGAATCATAACGTTACCCATGGCAGTTACACCACATTTATATGATGCTTGTTTATAATAATCGAATAAACTTGTGTCTACATTATGAACACCAGCACCTGAAGCCGACCTTGATAGATTTTCTAAAACTTGAAAAGACTCTGATGTATTTTTTAGTGTACTTTGGTCTAATGTAACTCCTTTGAATATACCTTGATTTTGGTCACCAAAACTCACCTCAAACGCAACTACCCTATTAGATTTTGATAAATCGTTTTGTGAGAAACCTTCTAATGATGTTATTAATAATGGGTTTGGAGTTTGTCCACCAATATAAAAACTATCGTCAACAAACTTATACGCCTTACTATTGGACATATCAATTCTTTTCGATGTTTGTCCAACTAATTGTATGATAACTTTTGGTGTCGCCTCTTGATAATCAACCTCTAAGAATGTACCAAATAAAGTTGATGCCACTTTTTTTGATGGTGTTATTTTATTCTTATTTGTCAAGTTATTACCATAAAAATTTATATAGGCAGGTAACGCTCTCATATCTAATCCAGTACCTTGTATTATCATAGAAATGGCGTTGTACAAAGGAAGTTTAGAGTTGTTTGGGTCCAATAAAGGTGTAAACTTATCTATGTTTAAATAAAATTTATCACCAATGTCTCTATTGGCTTTGTCTAAGAATAAAAATTCCTCAAGTAACAAACGTTGACCAATTGAATTACCGGCGGTCCATTTATCGTTAAATGATTTGAAAGTGTTATACAATTCTAACTTTGTTTGAGTTGAATTGTAACCTCTAAACATATCAATACTAGCAGCAGGATTACCCGTGGCGTTACTCGTTAAATTACCTAATAATGGTAAAAGTGTATTCAAATACAAAGCAAGTCTAGCTTCAGCCCCTTTTGGAACATTTGTTCCACCTGTATTTTTAAGTATTATTGAATCTTGTAAATAAGTTAAAAACGCGGCTTTGGTGTTGGTTCCTCCCGCTTTTCGATATCCACCATATATTTGAGCCAACGGCCTATGTTTTTTTATGTTATCTTCAGTTAATTTAACGTCCAATAAACTAAAGAAATTAACATAGTAACTATCAATATCTTCACCAATATATAATTTAATAAAATTAAGATTTGGGGTTGTTAAATCTGAAGCACTGAAAGGTTGTGGTTTATAAGTTGTCAAAGACTTATAAGGTTGAACCGCTGTCAAACCATATAAAGAATTGGCATCAATTTCTTTTGGGTTTGCTAACGTAAATTTTATTAAGTTGTTAGCACTTAATATATCTGTAGTGATAGATTCAGCGTTTCTTTTTTGTCTTTCTTTTAATGTGTTACCAATTAATAAATCAATATCATTACTATCATCGTCTTTCTTTTCAACAACGGATAATTTCTTTAACATATCTTGGAATTTAGGATAACTAATATTCCTAAAAATGTTATACGGTATTTCTTCATTTATTTTTTCACTAGCAAAATCAAGAAAGAAACTTTCAAAATACTCAAGTATTTGAGGGCTAAATGTACCGATTAAATCTAACGCCTTTTTGTAATTAGTTGATATTGAATATGTGTTACCTGTTGTCCTAAAATAATCGTACGGACTTGGGAACGTTTGTCCACTAAAACTAGTTGAAAGAGTGTCGTTTAGGTACCAAAGTGTTTTAAATGTCAACTCCTCAGCTACTGTGAATGTGTTACTATTGGATATGTCACTATTTTTATGTCCCCCAAGAGATGGTAATAAAGTGTAGTTTTTGTCTGAGGTTATGTATTTGGAATTATCCATAACCACGTCCCAATAATTCATACCGCTTTTTTGTGTAACCCTATGTAATAATTTACCCGATGTACTTGTGGAAGAATATGAAACATTACCTAAAGTTATATCATAAGTTGCATAGTCATTTACTATTTGACTGTACACAGTTTGATAGAACGGTCTAATACCTGCATTAGTGTAACCAGTATATGTAACACCTGAAGTTGAACCTGATGATGTGGAAATTTTTGGTACTATATCAAAGGTCACATATTCATCATAAACAGCAAATACTGTGGCACCTGTTAGTCCTGTAAGTGGAGTTTGTGAAATTGTAAATCCTGTAGTACTTGTAATATTTGTAATGTACGTATTCGGCGCTGTTTGTCCTGTACCAGCAATAACCGTAACGGTCATTCCTGTTTGTAGTCCTATTGTACTTGGTACATTAATCGTAGTACCACTACTACTTGCGTTTGTTGATGTGTATGTTATTAGTGCACCATTATTATCAAATAGGGTTTTACCTGTTAATGGTTTTGTAACATAGCTTGAATTTACACATCCATTCAAAATATCGTAACCATCTATTAAGTGTGTTTTATATCTATGATAAATTGAACCCCATTTTAACATTAAATGATATGGTATAAAATGTGTAGACGATACTTCTCTAAATAAAGAAGATGTTAATATTGACTGACCTCCAAATGTTATTTGTTCATCTAAATCAATGAAAGGTAATGAGTTTAATAACAAATACGATGAACCAGCGTACTTACCTCGTAAAGTTGATTTATTAAAATCATTAAATAATTGATTATGAAAATATGGTGTGTTTAATATTGAGGTTGTGTTTCCTGTAACATTAATCGTATTTTTAAAAAAGTCAGTGCTGTCTGCTGATGGTTTAACCCATGATTTAGATTCTATTGGTGAACATATAAAACCTTGAGAACTGTTAACTTTTAAAATGCCATTAAATTTAAAATTATCTCTTGTGAAATTTGTTTTACCTAAATAATTCAAATATGTTGTTGAATTGAAGGGGTATATGTCTGTCCTGTATGTTTCAGGTTCGTAATCAATTAAAATTTTATTTAAATCATCTTCTTTTAAATCACCCGTAGGGTTAGTTGCTGTCTCGTCATATTTTTCAAATTTAAATGGTTCGTCAATGACTGAAGATATATAATTGGTTGTTGGTAGATGGTCTTTAAAATAATTGAATCTTTCATATGGTGATAATCCAGGTAGATATCCATCATAAACCGTAGTGGTCTTAGGTGTCCCATCTTCATTTTTTTGAATAACACCGTTTTCTCTTAATTCTGTTTTTGTAACAGGAGCAATTAATTGGTCTTTATTGGTTATTTTTTTTGCTAACTCAATAATATCGTTATCGTCTTTTATTAATTCTTGAATATTTTTAAATTCTTCATTGGCCAACTGTCTAATCATTTGGTCATTAAAAGAATCAAACAATGTTGAATACAGTGCTCTTTCGTACAATTCGTAAACAAATCCCGCGTAACTTTTATCAATAAATGGTATAGATTCATTTATAACGTCAATACCTGATAAGTCTTCAATTTTTTGATTTTCAGTATTTGAATCAAAAACATAATTTACATCATTTCTTGTGGGTTCCCCATTTACGTTTGTTTCTACCCTATTGGTTACAATTTTAATATACTCTTCAATAAAGTCAATTTCAGGCCAAAGGGTTTTGTCATAAGATTTTAATTTGTGAACTAATTCTTCATCACCGGGATACGCAATTACATTTTGTTTACCACCACCTTGGGGTTTTTTTACTTCAGGCCATGGATATATGTTTTCACCTTTTGATTCTTTTGATAAATTTGTTAAAGTCTTTTTTCTATTATTAGCAGCATCAAAAGCCTTGTTATGAACATCTTTCATTAACCTAATAAAAACCTCAGCATTAGCTAATAAAACCGCAAACATATTTCTTACGGTTGGTTCGAATCCAAATCCATATTCTTTACTTTTGATGACCTTATTCATTTCTGATTCAACATCATCTTCGACTTTTTTTCTTTGTTCCTCAAATGATTTTCTTATTTGAAAAATGTCTTCAAAAATTCCATCAATATGTACAACTACTTTTTTATCATTAAGAACTTTATAATATGAACTTACGTTTTTAACATTCCTAATTGAAATCCTTTTGAAGTCTCCACTTGTTTGATTTAATAGTTCTTGAGTTAAAAGTTTGGTTTTACCCATAGCGGCATTGAAACTAGATAAAAGGAGTTCAAGAGCACCCGCTCCGTTACCTAATATATGTTTTGTCTCTGTCTTATCTTTCGCGTTCAAATAAAACCATAAATCACTAATTGTTTCATTATTGGTTGCAGTTTTAGTAAATGATGTATATTCTTGTGATAGATATTGTTTACCCCAAGCCTTAATTGAATTTTCAAAATCATTGAGAAGGGTGTCCATTTCTTTTATACCAGAAAAGACATCCATACTGACTTTACTAAAAATTTGTTGTTCAAGTATTTTATCAAGAGTTTCAGCGATGTAACCAATTTCTTTTAGGGTACGAACAGGAAAACCTTTTGGGATTAAACCTTTTTGTTCGTATTGTCTATACACCGATTTTAATATCGTATAACCTCTTGATGATTGTTTTACTCTTTTTTCATATAATCCTGTACTTTCATTAAATTTTGTATTGTCTTTTTCTTCGACCAAAAACATATAAGGGCAGTTGATAATTGCAGACAATGGGATATCGTTTAACCATGCAAAAGTTGAACCAACAAACTTTGTTGTTATTTCAAAATTACCATTAGATTCATTAAATCTCGATTTAAAATCGGTCATATGTAATCTATAACGAATGGCTTTACCGTAGTAACCTTTAACTGTTAAATAAAAAATTGGCCACGGTAAATGGAAGAAAGCTCGATAAGGTGAGTTTTCAGAAGATTCGAAAAGAGTTTTACCTCTTACGTCAACAAAGTTTATAGTGATTTGTGGAACAAAGTTGGCACCTTTTACGTCAATATTAATTGAATCAATACCAAAAGATTGTCCTGTTGGGTCTTTGAATTGGTCCTCACCGAATGTTACGTCATATCCATCTTTATATGTAGATTCTTGACCCTGAATTGGTTTGGGAACAAAAGCGTCAGTCCATGTGGCATCAAAGTTCCCATCACCACTTGCGTTTCTTAAAAAATTGAGATTACCTTTTGCAACTTGAGTTAGTGTATTTCCTACGTTATCGTCAGCAATAAGAGTCGTTCTTGGAATCAAATCAGCTTCCAAGTTCACATACATGACTAAGTTTTCTTGTTTATGTCCTCTTGGTTGAACTTCTCCGTTTGCATCAACAACACTATTTGGGTCAACATAAATAAGATTGTTTTGGTCAACTTTTACAAGTATGTTTTCATTATTTGGGTAATCATTATTGCTCGCCATAATATAGGTTATACAATTCTACACTTCTTTTATAATCTTGTAAAGACGTTGTGAGAGGAAAAGGTATTCTAATAACAAAATTATCAGGTATCTGAAATTCAACACTACCAGCGGTTGGATTTGCTTGTAATATTAACCAACCAAATACTGGTGAACCATAATAATCTTGAGATATCTTATCGAATCTATCTCTACCTTTTTTATAAAACATATATCTGTCAGAAGGTTTTATTGGGATTTCAATACCTGGTACAATCCTAAATTTACCATCTTCAACAAAAAACTGATATCTATCAAAATACTGTCTACTCATTATTGTGGTCTATAATAATTTAATTTATCTTTTACTTCGTTTGATGTTGAAAAGATTTGGTTCGCTTCATCTATTATTGTTTGGTTTGTTTCATCTGTTGTGGATGAAATTCCAAACTTAATTTCTTTATCACTTTTCCTTTTTTTGAATTTGGTTAATTTAAATTTCTTTTCTTCTGGTTTTTCAACAAATTTATTTAATCTCTTTTTCAATTGATTTTTTAGAGGGTCTTTATATAACGAAGGGTCTTTTAGCTCTGATATAAATGCATCTACTTTATCGTATAACAATTGTTTCATCATAAATTCAAAATCCGCCGATTGTATTGTTGGATTTAAAAATGTAATATTGGTAGATAGACCATCAACTAATTTCGGTGCATTTGTCTCAATATAATCAATACAGGTACTATATTCATTATATAATAAATCAGAAGTAAATCCACTAATTGCCACAGATTTAACAACACTGTCTTGTACTGTTGAATCCTTACCATTTTTAATAACGAAATTAACTCTATCTAAATCAGATATTAGTTGGTTTCTTGATTTTTCAAGTTCATCTAATATTTGAGTGGAAACGGTAAGTTCATTTATTTTATTTTCAATTATCTCTTTAGTTATAAAATCTTTTAATTTAACATTCGTATCTGTAAGTATTGAGCCGGTCATTTCTTTATTAAAACCAACCATATCAACTAAATAAGTTGATGATGAATTGTTAAGAAAATTAGCTAATCCTGTTTTTAATCCAGTTGTGTAAACTGTTAATTCTTGTGTCTTTTTATATAAACCAAGTAATGATAATGTTTTACCCGGTGTTGGTGATGTTGAGGTGTAAATGTCGTATTGATTTATTGGTCTATATTCACCCTTAAATAAAAGAGCGGTAATATCTTTACCGTATTTTGTATAAACTTTGTTATACGTGTCTTGGTACTTATCAAAATAACTTTCTGTTGAGGCGAAGACGGATTTAATTATGTCCGTATATTTTATACTGTTACCATCAAGGGCTCCCATATAATTTCCACCTTTTACATTTTTAGTATTTTGAGATTGATTGGTTTTGTTAATGGCATTACCATAAGTTTTGTTCAAATCTTCTAAAAATTCACGAGTAAATTCTTCGGCCTTCTTACCACCGATTGTTTCATTTGTTGCAATTGACCTTTCATCGTACATTTCGGTGTTGGCATAAAAATTAGATGATAGAGCGTTTTGAAGTCGTTCAACAGGTTTTGAAAGACCTTGACCACCAATAAAGTTTATCGATAGTGTGACCGAAGCAATCATTGGTTGTACACCAATACCTTCAGGGTTTAAATCCCACAATATTTGACCTCCGTCATCAAAAGATATGTTCACATCTCTAATGACTATTTTTGAATGGTAAAAATCACCGATTCTTAATACACAAACAGGTGGTGGACCAAAAGAGGTATTTCTTGCTCTAACATCCGAATCTTCTGATATACCTTTAATTGGTATGGTATCACCCGGTCTTATACATTGTTGTAAAAATGTAAGTCTCGCATTTAAACCTTCAGGTGTTGTTGAGTGAAACGCGGGATGAAAATATTTTAATTTTTCTTTAAGTGATGAAAAAACAACAGGGTCACTATCTTCTAATTTTTTAAAGTAAAAACATTCAGATAGTGTTTTTGCAATGATTCTTTTTAATGGGTCAATTGCCGGTTTCCTTGTTGGTGGATTTACAACAACTTGTCCATTTTCCTCAATTTTTGTTATGGGTGGTTGTGGTGCGGGTGTTTCGGGTTGTTTCTTCTCTGATTTATTATTGTACTTTAAAGACATTGCAGTTTGTCTACAATAGAACGCAATTGGTGAGTATTGTTTTAATTTTGGTACTCTAACGAAATCTTTATTAACACAATCTTTATCAGGTTGGGTTCCAGTTAATGTTTCACCATAATTGACCGATTCTACAATAATTTTAGTATCATGTTCAAAACCAAAATCTTTTGTACTATATTCTTTTACAATTACAATAGGTTCTCCTTTTTGAATTATTTCTTTGTCGTTATCAGAATTATTTTTATTTACTAAATTTAAATTTGTTGGCCATTTTATTTGCCATTCTTTTTTTCCTCCGACAGCCGATAATCTATCAAAAATATCTTGAATTACGGAGTGACTTCTTCTTAGTGATAATCTTTCGTTGTAATCATTGGTTGCAACTGATGAACATGAAGATAAAATTTGAAATCTAATTGTTTCCGCTGTTTTACCAGATATGTCTGATATTAAACTATTTAAACTAGATTCATATTTATTAAATGACACATCGGCTTCATCAAAATAATCACCGATTTTTGTTTTTTGAGCATCAATGTCGGATTGTGTTATAACGTGATTAGCATCACCAAAAATAAAAGATTTTTCTGTTTTTACTTGAGTGTCTGTTTGAGACAAACCAGTTAAAGTATTTAACGCGGCACCTAATTCATTAATATAAGCTTGTTTTTGGTCTTTGTAAGCTTTGTATAATTGTGTATAATTTTGTGTGGTATCAACTTTATCTCTTGGTCCCGGTATATCGTTTTCATACTTTAATTTAATTATAACCTCATCAACAGCTTTAGAATCTGCTTCGTTACCTTGTGTTGTTGTGTTTGTTGGTGTTGTTTCTGTTGGATACTCAGTGGTTACCTTATATTGTTTGATAGTTTCGGGGTCTTGTCCTTGATTTAAGAAACTTTGAATTAGTTTTATATCGTTTGTATCTAATTGAGCGAATCTTCTGATTAATGCGTAGAAATCTAATTCCTCACACCCCGCAAAAAATGCGTTGATATAATTTTCCGATTCTTCATCGGACATTCCTTTAAAGTATTCTCTAACCAATAAATTTAAAATACTTGGGTGGTCCACTACAACCTTAAATGATAATTGACCGCTTCTAGAAGTATCTTGATAAGTATATATTGGTTCAGGTCTACCTAAAAACGTATTGTCTTGCCATCTAGCTTGGTTGTTCTCGCTAACTTTCAAATCATACGGAGGAAACCACATAACCCTACCTCCATTATTACCTCTCTCACAGAATGGTAAATCATTGTATGTGAAACCAGGTGTATTAGATGTTCTCCATGCTAAGTTCTCAATTGAGAACATATATTTTTTAGCGTAAAATCCATCACCTGTGGGTGATTCAAATATGTTTGTTGAATTCTTTGCACCAAATGAGTTTTTAAAACTATTTTTTGCATCATAGTTTCCGCTTGACATTGGTGCGATATTAATATTCCAAGGTCTGCTCTCACCACCCATTACACTATCATCAAATTTTCTGATATTAGCGGTTCTTTTCATTGTGTCTGAATAGTTCATATAAGACCTATCTTTGGTCCACACCCTACAATATTCAGCACCTGTTTCTTGTTTATACTTGTCAACAAATTTAATTGCGGAACCTCGAGACAACATACTGTCACCTTCTTTAAAAATTCTACTTGTTTGGTCAATAACATTACCAACGTGTGTTCTTGTGGCTTGACCATCTTTAGGCATTGAATCCAAGATTTCTTGAGTTTTACCCAAAATTGAATCTTCTCTAAATCCGTATTTTGTTGAAATTGAATTGTTGTACGTATCACTTTCTCTTGATTGGAATTCCTCGTTCCATAATCCAATTTTGTTTTGTGAGTTCTTACTAATCCACGTCAGTTTACCACTAATTGGTCCACCTTGGGAAATATTTCTTTGTCTCTCGAATAACGCGGCTTGTACCGGGTCAAACATTAAACTTAAGAAGTAACTACTTTTAACCATGTTGTCATTAAAGTCTGACATGGTATATTTCACGTCTTCACTTCTATCGTCTCCAATATATGCGACACCTTTTGGTGCTTCTAATCCTAAAACAGTTTTTACCCCTTGAGCAAAACTATTCGCAAAATTGAAAATTTTTGATGACTGTTGTGACCTCGCTGTTGTTGTATAATTTGGAGCATATGTTGAATATGTTAATTGGTCAAATAATATTTGTTTCTGACCCTCTCCCATGTATTCAATCATTAAATCGGAAGGTTTTCTTCCGAGTTTAGGTCTTCTTTGAATACCAACTAAACTTCCTAAAACACCAGTAACGTCTTGTAAAATAGCGCCGGCTTCTGTTTTTGGTGTTGGTCTATTTTCAATAGGGTTTCTTGGGTTGGTTAAATAATCGCCAGGTATTTCACTAAAAGGGAATTCAATACCTGCAACTGTTTGAAGAAAATCAACACCCTTTCCTAATAAACTTTTAGCAACGGTAATCTTATAATTTTTTTCAACTAAAGGTTCTCTACCTGTAACAATATTAATTGCAGTCGCGGTATTTCCACCTAACGCATCTAACGCCCTAACCCTACCTAATGTTGCGGATTCCAAATTTTGTTGTAATCTAGCAAAGACAGGTCCTTGTTTGTTTTCTCTAATGTTTTGTGTGGCGAATTTCATTAACCTCGAATCACTATCGAAGTTTTGGCCCGCCATAATACTAATTAAATTTGTTGTTTGGGGTTCGAATGAATTTACATATCCAGCTGGATTTATACCACCTAATAATAAAGCTAAAGACGGTAAAGATGTGTCAGTATATTCTTCAATTGTGTTATTGGGTGGAACATATAAATTGATAAAATTTTGTCCAAAATAAACCGCCCAATTTGTTTTAACGTCACCGGGGTCGACATTAGCAAAATTATTTAGATTCTGAACACTATAATTCGCATCCGTGAACGTTTGAGGTCCATTCGGTCTATTCAGAGTTTTTGAAATTAAAAAGTCCCTGAAAGTTTTGGTGTTATTAAAATCTAAATATGTTGGCATTTATATTATAAATAGAAACTTTTTAATTTTAATTAAATTGAGGTGGTAAGGTAAAAGATGTGTAATCTAAATCCGATGGTATAAAACTTTGAGACATATCATTAGCCAATGATGGACTATTATTAATCGCCCTAACAACATTATCAACAACGGCTCCGTCTGATTTAACAGTATGTGTATGGTTAACATTTACTGTTGAAGTTGTTGGTGTGGTAGATGATTCTTTTCCTTTTAATCTGTTCTCTAAATCAGATTCACTCACACCCATACTTTTAGCAACTAAAGCTTTAGCAGGTGCAACCGCTTCGCTAACCATTTTGGAAAATAAACCTTCGTCTGTTTTTTGTAAACCACCTAAACTTGTCTTTTCTTTTAAATTTCTAGATAATTCTAAACCTTCAATGTATTTGTCAAACTCAGCCAGAGGTTTTCTTATTTCTGCGGCGGCTTGTACTTTAGCAACCGTCAATAACGCACTTATGTCTTTTTGCATATTTTGAGTTACCGTGTATTGGTCTCTCGCAATATCCTCAACAGACATTTCTTCAAACGCTTTTTGATTCTCCAATAACCCTTTTGCAATCGTAGGATTTAGTTCATCCAAAGCGACTTTGGTATCTTTTAATCCCATCTTATCTGCTAAAGATTGAGGAATATCTATAACCATTCTACCACCTTCCATTTTGGAGATATTGGTTAAGAATTCTTTTTCTTTTTCATCTATTTGTAAACCTGAGGATAATAACGCGGTAGCCGCCGATGACCTTTCCGCAGCTTTAATTGCGGTTTTGGACATTTCCTCCATACTCATACCCATTTGGTCAGCTAAAGCTTTAGATTTTCTTAAGTTTGCACCTGTAATTTCAAATCTACCTAATTCGGAATTATATGTCGCTAATGAACCCGCAACACCTATCATCGCATCTTGTAGACCACCGGCATCATTTGTTGCCATATACATTAGTTTCAATGGGTCGTTGAAATCTCCAATCGCTCCACCTATAGCTTGTAATTCTGCGGACAACGCAATTGCTTGGTCGGGGTCAAAAAGTTTCTCCGCCATTGATTTAACCTTTTCAATGTTCATGTTAAATTCAATAGACTTCTGAACCATTCTGGTTAATCCCTCAACACCATTTTTAAATCCAATAGTGTTTAATTTGTCCATATTAGCACCAACATCTGCTACCACCTTTCTCGCGTTTAAACCAAGAGTTAATGAACTTTTACCCGCCCTGTCAATTTCTTTGATTGCGTCTTTTGCTCCAATACCTACTTTTTCAAACGAATCCAGTGCAGCTCCCAATTTAGATAAATCACCGTAAAAAGCTCTAGCGGTTTTTTGTGATTCTTGTAAAACATCACTACCAAATGTTGTCATCTTACCTGTTTGTTCAACCATTTGTACCGCATAATCTTTTACATCCTCAAATCCAAATCCCATAGCGGTAGCGGCTGGTAATGTTTCAAATATATTGTTTCTAAATTCTCTTGATAATTCACCTGTTAATCCAAGTTCAGAATTAATTTTATTTCTTAACTCTACTTCTTGTGTTTGTATTTTTATTAATTCATCACCAAGAAAAGATACCATCTCTTTGGCGCCTTTAACACCTAATTGAACCATAAAATCAGGTAGATTTTTTGATTCTCTTGCAATTTTACCTATTGTTTCAGATATGGTACTAAATTGGAATACAGTATCTTTTGATAATGATAATGATGAAACGGGGTTTGAATACCCTAAGTCCGCAATATTTTGAGTTTTAAGTAGGTCTGTAGCAAAAGCGGCTGTTTTACTACCACCACTTCCTGTATTTCCTCCACTTGATGGTTCTTTTTGATTATAAAATGACCAATAAGTATCTACTTGACCCATTAAAGAACTGTTATTCTTCACGGATTCAAATTTCAAGAACTCGTTTTTGAATTGAGTATAATTTAAACCTGCTCTTAATTTGGATACTTCTTCGTTAATTGTCATATCAATAAATATTATTTAGGAGTGTTTTCTAATTCAATAATGTACTCCACGTAATATCTACGTATGAAAACTGGCATGGTGATAATGTCACCATAACTAAAACCTCTTTTGATTAAAAATAAAATTTCGTCTAACTGTCCTTTCTTATAAGCCATAGAAAGGGCGAAAAAACTCAACCCCGAACCCAATTTCAACTTGGGTGTCTTCTCCTGACGGGGTTTTTACTGTTTTTGTTAAATCTAATCCTGGTTTATTTTCTTTTAGAAATTTTCTGAAATCTTGAGAGTCTTTAATTGGTAATCTCTCAACAAAATTATGTATGTTCATCATATCTCTATTGCCGGCAACAGACTTAATCATCATTTCTAATTGTTTGGTGACAACAGGTGCAACACCTTGACCATTCCAACTCTTTCTTAAATCATCAAGTTCTTTCTCTTGTTTTGGTGTTAAAAATTTAAATGTGATTTGAACTTTTGATTTTTCCATAAAATATGGATATTCACCGTTTGAATCTGATTCTAAATTAAAATCTTTGAATTTTAATTCACTCATATCAACAGAAATCTCAAAATCCTTTTCAGTTTTTGGGTCAGTTAAATAAAATTTATATTCGGGACCAAAAGCGGTGTTTCTTAAAAATATTAACACTGCTTGTCTATCTTCTTCAACAATGTCTTCAATTTGAATATCTCTATCTAATATTTTTCTTCTAAGTAATTCATCAATTACACCATTTGTCGCAATTAAATTTTGCGCGGATAAAATATTTTCATCCGCAGCCGTTAAGTATGCAACTTTAAGTGATTTCTTTTTATTTTGATAGTGTATACCTCTTGAAGGTAGTTCAACAACATCATAAGCGATTGTTGGGTCGACTCTAAATTCTTCCATATTTGTTTTATTTAATAACTAGTATAATTTACAAAAACTTATAAAAAAAGTAAAGGTCTCCTTTTGAGAGACCTTTTATTGACAGATTTTTTATTATTTGATTAGTAAACTAATATACATCTATCCAT